GGGCCTCATGAGCGGGGGCCACGTGTAGTTTATTTCCTCTCGAAGCTGGCCATGGCGGTCGAGCAGATGTACTGGGCCCTTCGGGGTTGGGTTCAGCTGTCGAGATGTCCTGCGAGGTGTGTCATCTGGGTTGAACCGGAGGCTGCCATGGTTTTGGTGTGTGCTCGTGCACCTAGGTGGAGAGGCCACCCCACAGGCAGGTGGGGACTGATAGATGCTCATTGATACATCAGTATAAACAAAGTCGTAGAGCTCGCCACCCCGAGCGGGGTTCCACATATTGAATTGGTGACAACGCATAACATGACCTCTTTAATATCTCTCGAAACAGCCTTTGTCGCAGTTGGCGGCTTCCTGGGCAGCTATTTCGTTCCCTTCTGGTGGGTTGTCCTCGGACAAGCCTCCTTTTTGCTCAATCTCTTCTGGTCGTATCGCGGGTCTTCGGGCTTTGTGATTTTTGTCCTCACCCTTCCTATGATGCTGTTGTGGCGTGTCGTTCGCGGCACCCGCGACGTGGCTCATGGGGTTTGGACTGTTTGGAGAGAACCTTTCCGCGTGGCTTACTGGCCCGATGTTCTATCAGCTTTGTTTCCCGCTTTCTTCGGATTGTGGGGGCTTTTGCCTTCGTTGGCTTTCGGGCTTTATTGGAGGCTTTTGCTTTGCTTGGCTGTGGTTTCGGGTCCGTGGTTGTCATTGACGGTGTGGGTGTTGGGAACGGTTTTTGGCTTGTTCTGGGTCGTCGTTCTTCTGTTGGTTATGCGGGCAATCTTCACCTGGCGTAGTGTGCTCAAGGGGGCATTACGTCGGTCTTCCCTACTCCTTTCTCTCGGTCTTGTGTTAGTGAGGGTACTAGCACATGTCCTTAACTTCTTGGCCTGGCCGGTCTCACGTGTGCCAGGTCTGGAACGTCTCGCTTGGTGGCTCTTGCGGGACGACCTTAGCTGGGAGTCTCTCCCTCCCAGCTCAATACTTGATCTTCCCGATGCTGTAAGGGAAGACGTGAGAGGTGTGGCGGCGAAATCCGTCACGGGTCGACTAGCCACAGGTCGACTCAGGCGCCGTGCACGTTGGGTATGTGCACTGCAGGAGGAGTTCGGGGGCAGAGTTGGCGTCGTTTCGGCTGTACTTGGTAGGCGGTGGGTTCCAGACCTCCCTACCAGGCGACTTTCGGACGTTGCCAACTATGTTCTCGCCTCTGTGCAGAACGGTGCAAGTGTTCTTGGTGGAGGACACGAGAAAATCAGCGACGGGGACGAGCGCGATGGAGTTTACTTCATCGTGGAGACTGCGGAGTCTCAAGAGTTGGTCTTTCCAGCTCTACTCGGTTCCCTGAGGCAGTACGCGCTATTCCGTGAGCGCAACTCCAGCTTAGTGTTCGGACTTCGGTCCAGAGCTTCTGAGTGGTGCCGGGCTCGAGGTCTCCGACCTTGGGTGGCCGACCTAGCAGCCTGCTCGGCTGTTTCGTTGGCTTGTATGCCTAGCACGCATGAGGTTTCTTCCCGACCTCTTGTTGAGTCTGCCATTAGAGCTTCCACCCCTCTTTCGGAGTCTTGTTAGTCGAGCCCGGTCGATGTGTCAGGTGTTTGCTGCGGGTCTTTTCCTGCAGCATCCACCGGTGTCCTGGACACCAGACGTGTTGATCTGGGCTCTTGCTCCGATTCGAGGCGCCGCATGCGCACCGCGATGACTGTCAGTTGTCCTGGGACTTGGGTTCCGGGGGTCTTCGCGGTTTGCCCGCACAATGAGTGTGCCGCCCTTGTGAAGCGCACTCTTGGTCCCGTGCCAGCCAACGTATTTGAACCTTTGGGAGTGGGCGTTTTGGCCGAGTTCGCTCGGTTGAATCGCTTTGTCAGGCGATACGATGGTGTTAGATGGACCAACCTCCAAACTGCGCTGAGCTATTCAGGTGCTTTGCAGCGCAGGTATCTCCAGGCGGAAGAGTCGTTGCGAGTAGATGGTCCCGTCACCGGGGCTGATTCCTACCTCCGACCCTTCTTGAAAGCCGAGAAGCTCACGGGCTCGTTGAAGCCCAAACCTAGGTTGATCTTTCCAAGGACGCCTAGGTACAACCTCGAGCTCGCTTCACGGTTGAAGCCCTTTGAGCACTGGCTTTGGGGCCGGTTGCTTGGGCGCCATTTGGGGATCCCGGGGACGGGGAGGATTGTGGCCAAGGGCCTCAACCAGCGACAACGCGCCAAG